CTTTAAACTTTGTGTTCAATGCACCAGATAGTCCATCTTCATCAATCTCTGCGGCTGTCTTGTATAGTTTTGGAGTTGCGTTGAATACTGATTTCTTTGCAACAAAAAACTTACCATCACTTGGGTCTTCTCCAGCAAATATTGCAGGCGCACCATCCCACTTGACTGTCATGTTAACTGAAGACCTTGATTCTCCAGCGAGCATATCTCTTAGGGAACGAACAAAGTTAATTGCAGCTCTACCCCCAGGCACACCAAAGTTTAATATCTCATCTTCGATATGTTCTAAGTGTAGGTTCTTACCTTCTTTTCCCTCTAGTAAATTAATCATTTGACTTTAAACCCACTTGTTGTAATGTATAAACTTTTACCAGACCAACCACCAGCGGCTCTTGTTCTTAAAACAATTGGTGCAGATATAACTTTACCTAATGGTCTATATCCAAATGCAAGATTAAAAGTTTGACTTTTTTTATCATATGAAGTTCTAACTTGTGATAATTCTGTAGATTTCTTAGTAAAGAATATTTGTCTTTGTTCTTCATCTGAAGAAACATCTTTAATTGTAGAACCTTTTTCACTACCAATCAAAAGTTTATAAGGACAAGGTGTTGCATCTGGGTCATCATATGTATAGTACCCAACTGTATTTAAAAGATACATCATGTTTCTTGAGTCTGATATATATGTGGAAAATGCAGATATTAAATTGTTTCTAAACTTATAGTAAAAATCATCTGCATAAAACTTTAATTTGTCTTTTTGAAACGCACGAGCAAGATTTGCAAATGCTCTCTTTGAAGAACTTTCACTAAATCCTTCACCAGAAATATTAAATGCTTTTATTGCTTTATGTGCAGTTGGAGTTTTAACATCTATCGTTGAAGCTGCATCATTCCATGCATCATCAATCAGTTTTTGTATATTAGATAATTGTTTTCTATCTGAAAGTTTAGAATAGAACGCAGTTATATTTGTATTGATTTTTGGTGTTGCATCTTTACCAGCTGCAATTTTATTAGAGTATCCAATATAATTACCGTCAGACAATTTAATAATAACATCAGATGGGTTCTTTCCACCAACTCCATCTGGTTTACCTCTAGGCACCCAAAAAACTTTATCTATAGTACTTGGTAAATCTTTTGCAACTGCAAGTGAATTTTGATAACCGATTTCAATATCTCTATCAGCACTTTCATCTTTATCTATTAGTATAACTAAATCTTCATATGTTACGGCTTGACCTTCACCATTCAAAACACCAGTGTTGCCTGTCTTTGCACCAATATCTGATTGAAAAGTTTTTGCATCTGTATAATCTTTATGAAGAAGGAAATATACAGTTAAGAACTCATTTACATTTGATGATGCAGTAGAGTCTTTTCTGGTCTTTTGACCAAGGTGTGCTTTTACTTTTGATTTTGTAGTGATAACATAGTAGTTAGTATCTTCATCATTCAGATTAACTTGAAAGTGATACTTACCACCATAATTTTTGATTAGTTCACCAGAACCAGTATCAACATTCTTATACTTTATAGTACCGTCACCTATAGACGGTCTAATATCATCTTCTGGTATATCAAGAACGTAGAATGGATTAAATGTTCCTCTACTTTGATAATCTGGAGAGACAGTTAATTCTCTCAGATATTTTTTAAAACCTTCCATTAACCAATTACTCCATCTATAATAGTATTATTTATGTGTTAAGAAATTTGGAAAACCGTGGTCACCGAAAGGTTTGTTTGTATTCAGAACATCTGCTTGTTGTTCTGCATCCTCTTCAAAATGATAAGATTGAACGATACGCCTAGAAGGAAGTTCAATAACTTCCCACTTTTTTGATGTAACATTTATATCGTGATAGTATTTTACTTTATACCTACTCGACTTTAATGTCCGAAAATTTCTCATACTTGCTAGTCTTTCCAGCAAATGGAGTGTTGTCAAATACAGGCTCTTCATTTCTCTCTTGTCCACTATCTACTAAATCGTGTTGTGCTTGTTGTTCAACATCATACAGTTTCATCTTCGCTCTGTCAATACCTAATATAAATCTTTTATTCATAGTAGGGTCATTATAACGATTCTTTAACTGTTTGACACAGATTTGATTTAAGTCTTCTAGTTCTTCTGTAGATATGAGTGCAAACATAAGGTCAGCTGTAGCTGGTAGACCAAAACTTTCTGACGTATCTTCCAAACCAATGTCGCTTGAGACAAACCCCCCTCTAGTTGTTTGTGTCGCTGACATAATAGGAACATTAGTCTCAACGGCAAGTCCTCTAAGTTCTTCTGCAATCGCTTTGATATAAAAGTATGAACCCACATTTGCATTTCCCCTAAACCTTGATGATGCACAAATATTAAGATAGTCAATGAAGATTATGTCTGGTTTGAAACTTCTCTTGAGTGCGAGTTCCTTAATCAAACTTCTAAAGTTTCCAACATGAGCAGATGCAGTTGGATACTCTTTGACAATCAACTTTCCATTTGTCTTTTTGTTTATCCGTGTTAGATAACTTTCAAACATCTTTTTAGGGAGTGTATGTAAGTCATCTATCGTTACATTCATTAAGTTTGCATCTATTCTTTCTGCAATACGTTCTTCTGCCATCTCTAGTGTGATATACAGAACATTCTTACCTTGCATAAGTGTAGATGCAGCCATGTGACACATGAACAACGACTTACCAACTCCAGTTCCAGCAAGTGCAATATTTAGTGTCTTTTGTGGTAAACCACCTTTTGTAATCTTGTTGAAGTAATCTAGGTCAAACGGTATCTTTATCTCTTTCTTATGATAGAAATCATATCTATCCAAACCATCTTCAACATAGTCGTGTCCTACTGATAAGTCAAATGATACAGCAAGTGCATCAGATAGAATAGAAGGAATCGCTTCTGGAGTTCTATCTTTATCTTTCCCATCAATAATTTTAATCCCATCCAGAACTGCATTATAGATTGCTTTATCCTTACAGAACTTTTCGGTTTCGTCATGTAACCATTGTAGGTCTACATCAGTCTTGTCAAGTGAACTAATAATGTCCACTACTTTCTTATATTCTTCATCAGTAATATCTTTACGATTATCAATACCGATAGTTAGAGTTTCTTTTGTAGGTAATGAATTGTACTTATCTAGAAACTTTTCAATCTCTTCAAATACAACCCTTTCATTACGGTTTGCAAAATACTCTGGTTTTATAAACGGTAGGACTTTTCTTGTATAGTCCTCATTATAAATTAAATTTGTGAGAGTTGTTCTCTCAATTGTCTGAGTCTGTGTTGACATATTGTAGTGTTCCATCCTTCAATTGTTTATCCATTATATCATAAAGTATCTCACCAATCAAGTCAAAAAATTCATCTTTGAAATGTTCATTTCCTAACCCATTGGAATCTAAAATAGACCACTCAAATTCTAATCGTAGTCTATCGTTCTCTTTATCTTCAATAGGTGTAACCTTTCCATACTTGTAGACCACACCTTGATAGAAACCGGCTTCTTTAGTTAGTCCGATACCTTGCCACTTAGCATCTTTATTCTGAACTAACTTGTACTTCTTCTCTATTTCCATACTTGTATTCTTTCTCTGCACATTCGTCTAATTGTTTCATAATATCCTCAGTAAAGAATTTCTCTGGATTATTATTGATTGTCTTACCAAAAGTTTTAGAACCATCTGGTAATTCAATTCGAGTCGATACATTTTTAAATATACCATATTTTAATGCTAAGTCAAGTAATCCATAGTATTTATCTAAACCTTTATCGTAGGTCAATCTAACATCTACCATTTTATTCTCAACAGTAATTCTTGACTTATGGTTTTTACAGTGAACAATATTACCAATTACCTCAGTACCATCTTTTTCTTTCTTCTTAGAAAGATAGACAATAGATGAAGCGGCATACTTTAGTCCAGAACCACCACCCATTTCTTTTGTTGGGAACATTGAACCCACAACATCATAAGTGTGATTAGTAACAACCATAGGAACTTTTGCACGACCAAGTTTCAAAGTCAATACACGAAATGCAGCTTTGAGTACTTGAGCACGAGTCATATCCCTAGTCTCTTTACCATCAGCAGTATCTTCTACTTCTTTAGTTGTAGATAACATACCAAGTGAATCAAGACATAATAGAATAGGTTTCCTATCTGCTTCATTTTGTTCTAGGTATTTGTCTAGTACTTTAAGTGATTGTGTTCTAAACTCTTGTACAGTAGTTACTGGAAACATCACCATTCTATTTGGGTCAATTCCTCTATCAACTACCATCTGTTTAGTAATCGCACTTTCTGATTCAAAGTAAATAACACCAGCGTCTGGATTTGCATCCAGAAAGTTTTTAACCATACCCATAACAAAAAATGTTTTACCAGTTGCACTTTCACCAGCGATTGCAGTAATTTTATTTGATGGTAAACCACCGTAAATAGAACCACTTAATAGTGCATTAAAAATATAAGAACCAGTGTCAATAAAAGAACTTACATCCCCTGCTTCTACTCCGTCTGCAACTAAACCAGCATATTCATTCCCTGCTTGTTTAGCAATATCTTTTAGAAAATCCATTATATATCATCCTCATCTCTGTTTTCAGAACGAAACTCTTCAAAACCGCCTGGGTATCTGTCTTTAAGTTTCGCAGTATTAATATCTATTAGTTCTTCAATATCTGTTCCAAGTGCCATACATCCTTGTGCAATGTACCACATCACATCGCCGAGTTCAGATTTCAAATGTCTAACCACATCTTCATCCATCTCTTTTCCTTGGAACGCACACTTCTTAACAATGTCATTGAATTCACCAACCTCACCAGACAAACCGATACTCGCAGTCATTAGTCTAGATGGGTCTACACCTTGTTCATCTATGATTTCCATAGAGTTGATAAAGTCATCAGTGTTTTTAGTTTGGTCACTTGAAACTTCATCTACGAACTCTAAGTAATCATTTAGTAAATTTGAGTCCATTTCACTTCTCCTATCTTATATAATTACTGTTTCCGATACACCAGAAACAAGACTTTTCATTTTTATTTATTAGTTTTTCCATCATTTCAAAAGATTTAGATTCGTAAACCATATCTAGTTCAAAACCTACATTCTTCTTCAATAACTTATTATAAGGGTATTTACCTATTTCATATGAATATTCATAATCCCAAGTTGGGCCTTCTAGGTTTTTGTGTATATCTTTTCGTCTGTCAAATCCAAATGGTTGTAATGCAACAACCTTAAATTGTTTTTGAAACAAACGTACACCCTCAATAACTCCAGTAAATGTCATACCACTTCCAAGTGGAACATACAAGGTATCACAATCTACATTTTCTATTTGTTCTGCAATTCTACCTATAATAGATGAACGATAGCGTTGAGCTGCATATCCAAATAAAACTTTAAACATTGGTCTTTTCTCTGCAAGTTTATTTAAGTTTGCATAAAGAACATTATTAAAACCTTGAGACTCACTTAACACAACCATCTCAGAACCTAAGTCTGCACACATCTTCATCGCTTTATTCTTGAGTGCTTTTTCTACAGTTGTATTACCAAAACCAATAATTGATTGCAGTCCAAATTCTTCTGCAACTTTAGATACAATAACTGCTTGTGGAGAATGTATAGAACTTGCAGTAGAAATAGTTCCACCACATTCTTCATTAATATAATCAAGATTTGTTTTTATCAAATCTCTACACTGTCTAATTTTACCACCAGTTACAAAGTCTTCACCATATGGTGCATACAAATCATCTCTCTTATAAAAGATTCCATCATACTCTTCAACTGGAGTTAAACCTTCATCATATTCCATCATGTAAAAAAGTTCTCCAAGGTATTACGTTTGATATGTTTAAAAATATCTTTGTTCTTATCTTTACTAAAATACCAGACGTTTTCAATATATATTCTCTTCATAAACTCATCCATTGCAGCTTTGTCAAAGTTACCATTCTCATCTTTAAATACAGACTTACCTTGTGGTCTTTGCATAATTCTCATACCAACTTGACCCATAAAATTATCTTTTAACATATCGACAAGTTCATCACCAGAACGATACCTTTTACCTTTAATCTTTGGGTCTAATATATTAATCATCATTATACCAGATTCACTCAGAGAGTCAAGTGTTTTCTGCGAAACTGGTAAATAAAAATTATCTCTCCATGATTCATATTCATTAAACTTGAACCATGATTGTAATTCTTCTTTCTCACCACCTTCATTATATCTTTCTGTAGAAAAATATGGTGGAGAAGTAAATGCACAATCTACATTCTTAATCTCATCCCAAGGTAAATCTTCTGCACCACAATTGTATATCTGTGTGGTTTTCTTACCACCAGTAAGTTTATCCCAGAACTCAATCATCTTTTTATATCGTTTGAATGTATTTGGATTTGGGTCACAACCAATGTAATGTGTTGCATTAGAAGCATAGAACGCAGTCAATCTATCACCCCAACCCATAGAAGTATCAAGTACAGTTTTTGCATCTGACATTTCGTAGATTGTTTTCGCAACAATAGGTTTGAACTGTGTTGCAATATAAGTACCAAGTCTAAATGACATTGTATAAGTATCAGGCATTAATTCTTGTTTATCATTAACACCTCTCCAGATAGGGCCGAACGCACCCCAGATATTATCCCCATCATTCCATCTTTGCACTGGTGACTTAAAACCATAAGAACCACAATTCATTCTTAGGTCATTCATAAATGCATCAGAACAATAGTTAAATGTAGAAGGACAATCAATTAAACCTAAACCATATTCTTTGTATGGATATTTGTAGTCATCATACTTTTCCATAATATTATCTGGTGTACTTAAATAATCTGTAAAGTCTGCTTTCTGTAGTTTACGAAAGTTATCAACCACCTTCTCCATATTAAACTCTTTGAGTGGATAGGGTGGTTTTTCTTTTGTAATAAACTCTGCAAGTGTTTTACGAAACTCTTCTTTACCGTATTTCTCTGTAGTATTTAAGAACAGTTCTTTTTGCATAACTGGAAGACCAGTATGGTCTGTACATCTTTTTAGTAAATCGTATAAGTCTTGGTTCAATTAAAAAAGTCCTCTAGGGTAGTTTGTGTTCCAAATGACCTATCAATCTTCCAACCAATATTGTTGGTAATAAAAGAAAGTGGGTCAATGAAACTTTTCATATAAGATACATCATAGTCTACATACTTCAAAATGTCAAGTTCTTTCGGTAATTGTGATGGAAAAGATATTACATTACAACCAAGTGGATTGGGTTGACGTAACTCAAGGTATTTAATCTTGTCACCATTTTGTATAAGTCCATACTTTCTTGTCAATCTACGTTCTTTAATCATGTGATTGTAAACAAGGCTCCCCTTGATATGCATAGGCGTGCCTTTCTTGTAGATTGAACTATCGGAGTAAAACTTACGAACACCGTTGACAGAACGAGGATATGCAATCTCTTCTGGTGGTAGACCTTCAAACTCTTTACGAAATGCAATCAAGAAATCATTCAGTTCTTTCTCTGAACCAGACATGATAATCTTTAGTGCTTCTTTAATCTTTGCACGACAAGGTGCAGGCGTAGATGACTTAACAGCTTCAATACCCATAATCTTCAGTTGGGGTTCTTGATAACGAACACCTTCAACATCCCATGCATTAAGGATATATCTTTTCTTTGCAGTCCAGATACCTTTGTCTGCAATCACTTCTCGTTTCATCTGCATCTTTTGGTCATATGCATTTACATATGTAGCAAGACTTTGATAACTTTTATCAATAAAAGGTTCAATCTTCTCTGTTGCAATTCTATCCAAGAAAGTGACAACCTTCTGTATATCTGTTCCTTCTTCAAACACATTATTAACCAACTTGTCAAAAGTAACGTAAATTGAATCCGTATCTGAAGCAATGACGAAATCTTCATTAGTAGTTCCTAACAGTTTATTAAGATATTGATTTATCTTCTTCTCAATCCAACGAATGGAGAGTTGACCAGCAGTTGTAATACCTTCTGCAATCGCAAGGTCATAGTAACGAAAGTATTGATTCCCAATCGCACCATAAGCGGAGTTGAGTGAAATCTTTCGTGCCATCTGAATATTGTTGTAACGACTGATATACTTTAGATACTGTGGGTCTTTTGTATCTTCATAGTCTTGTTTCGCTTTCAACATCTTTTTCTTGTAAATAGTACGGTCATCATAAATCTCTTGCATCATCTGTGGAAGAAATCCAAGTTTGTCTGTACGATATAATGCACCGTTTGGTGTGATGGTTGTATTGTCTGGAATGTCAAGTTTGATTTCACCCAACATCTCATTGACATATGTTTTGTCTTCAGGCAACTTTAGGTAGTTACCAGTAACAAGAGTCTCTGGTGACATATTGTATTGCATAATCAAATGTGGATACAATGAGTTCAAGTCAAAAGACATAACCCATTTGTGTTGACCAACTTGTGGGTCTTTCACATATGCACCCTCATACTTGTCAGACTTTGATTGATGAGACTTTTGTGGAATAACAATCTTTTTGTTCTTGAGATAGTTGTGAATAAGAACATCCCAATACTTAACTTGACCAAATACATCTTCATAGTTAACCTTCGCTTCGTAAGCCATGGTCAGTAGAAGTTCAAGTAACTTCATCTTGTCTTCTAAACGGTCAACAAGTTCAACGTCAACAATGTTGTATTCTAGGAAAGACTGATAATCTTTTGTGTACCAATCTTGGAAAGTCTCATATGGGTTTTCATTCTTCTTCTGACCAAGTTCGACAAATGCGATATGATTAAGTGCATAACTCTCTTGGTTTGTATAAGTAAACTTACGATAGAGTTGTAGATAGTCAAGGTTTGCAACACCGATAATATCATACACTTGTTGGTCACGACCATGATTCCAAACTTTTCTTGCATTGATTATACCCCAAGGAGAAAACTCTTTCGCTCTTTCCTCACCAAGAATTTTAGTCACACGATTAATAAGGTAGGGAATATCAAAGAATTCAGTATTCCAACCAGTGACAACATCTGGATGATGTTTAGACCACCAGTTCATGAAACTTGCAAGTAGTTCATTCTCATTAGAACAGTTGATGTAAGTTACATCATCTCTATCGTTTTTGAACTCACCTAACCCCCAAAGAATAATCTTCTTGGTGGTTTGGTTTTTGATAGTGATTGCAAGCATCTCTTCTTCTGCAAGTTCTGGTTCTGGAAAACCATTGTCCGCTCTTGTCTCAATATCAATTGTAACTGTTAGGATTTTGTCACTATCCCAATCAACTGTCTTGGGATATGTGTCTGAAAGATATGTGTATGCAAACCTATCCAGACCAAAGACCAGATGAGGTTGTTGTTTGTATTGTTCGATAAATGCTTTCGCTTCTTTGATTGTGTCGAACTTGTACGGTGTTGCATACTTACCGTCAAGTGTCTTCCATTCAGTTTCTTTCTGAACAGGCACATACAAAGTCGGAGAGTACTTAACCTTACGATTAACTCTTTCACCGTTCTTGTATTCACGAACTAGTATTTGATTCCCCCAAGGGGCTACGTTTGTATAGAAATTCATAATATAGTTATACCACCTTTGTGGTTAAATGTCAAGTCCAATTATCACGATTCATAAA